GGCTCGTCTACGGCAACATGTGGCGCGACGCCCGGCCGGAGATCAAGAGCGCGGGCGACCCGCAGCGGTGGATCGACCATTGTCGGCGGCTTGTGCCCGACGAGCATGAGCTGGAGCATATATGGGATGTGATGGCCTATAAGGCCCAGCACCCGAACATAAAGATCAACCATGCGATCCTGCACGGCGGCAAGGGCGGCTGTGGCAAGGACACCATGTGGGCACCGTTCATCTGGAGCGTGTGCGGGCCGCACGAGAAGAACAAGGGCTTGATCGACAACGACAGCCTGACAAGCCAATGGGGCTATCAGCTAGAGTCGGAGATCGTCGTCCTTAACGAGCTGAAAGAACCTGACGCCAAAGACCGCCGCGCGCTCGCGAACAAGCTGAAGCCGATCATCGCCGCGCCGCCGGAGACGCTGGTCATCAACCGCAAGGGCTTGCACCCCTATCAGATGGTCAACCGTCTCTTTATGCTGGCGTTCACCAACGAGGACATGCCGATCACGCTCGACTCTGACGACCGGCGATGGTTCTGTGTGTGGTCCGACGCGGCCAAGATGACGCCGGCCGAGGCGCAGGCAATGTGGAGTTGGTATCACAAGGGCGGCTTCGAGGCCGTGACGGGCTGGCTGCGTGCGCGGGATGTGTCGAAGTTCAACCCGCAGGCGATCCCGCCGATGACGGAATATAAGACCAAACTGATCTATGTCGGCATGAGCAATGCCGAGAGCCACATCTACCACATGATCGAGAAGGGCGAAGCGCCGTTTAACGTCGATGTTATCAGCGGGCCGTGGCATACGTTTTTGGCCAAGCTAAACGATCCGATGGACAATTCGACCCGTGTCGTGCGACCAGCGCTGTTCCATGCGTTGAAGGAAGCCGGCTGGGTTGACAAGGGGCTCTGCTACTCGTCAGACTTCCCGTCGAAAAAGCATTGTTTCGTAAAGCCGCACATGGCGGATTGGACCCGTTCGGACGTGAGGCGTGCGCTGGCCGAGATAACGGGCGAAGGGAAGGATAAGGAAAATGTCGTCTCCCTCGCTGAACGTGTATCCAATATTCCTAAAACATCTGGGTGATCTGACCGAGGCCGTCGAACTTTACCTTGACTGGGCGTCCAGTCCGGGAGACGATGAGTGTCCGTCTGAGCTGATCGACCAGCTATGCCACGCGCATGAGCAGGCTCGGGCGCTACTGGACGGGCTCGGCTATGGTTCAGAACCTAATTGATCTGGTGGTCTGCTTCGGTGCATTGCTGCTAGAATACGGGTGCGGGTCGTTTCATCGTGGATCTCGTCCAGCGCCGATTCGAGAGCGAGCCGCAGCCGTGCGGCCTCGTCCAGCGCCCCGGTGATGGTCCACTGCGCGCGCTGCCGGGCTTCCTCGTAGCCCTTCAGGTAAGCCTTTGATACTTCCTGTTGGAGCGCCTTCAGGCGTTCCTCGTATTGCGCGGCGTTCATGCCAAAAGCCCCTAAAAAAATACCCGGCTGGTTAGGCCGGGCCAGTTTGGGAGGAGATCTATATATTGCACGTTCCATCCGAGGCGTAAAGAAGATCGAGACGGCGCACGATCTCTTGTTCGGTCATTATGGGATGTTCTGGCGCGGATGGCTCTACAGCGCGCCAGAAAGCCCATAGGGGCGGGTTTACCTGATATGCCGGTATATCCCTGGGCAAGTCAGGGATGACAGCCTGTAGGGCTTCGTATTGTTCCTCGAAGGTCATTTTACCCCCAGCAGTATTTCGATCAGGACGGCGATTAATATTGCCATGAGACTATCTTTCCTCATATGTGCGAACTCCCCGCAGGACGGCGGCGTGCGTGCGGCGCATCACGCGCCCAATGGCTGGATAGGAGGCTTTCAGTTCAGTCCGCGCCCTCCACATTATCCGTTGACGGATCGCGCATCGCCACATCATCCGGTCGTGGTTTATCAGCACGCCCACGGTCGTGCCGTTCGCTTTTGCTTCCTCTTCGATGATTTTCATTATCTTTTGATCTATCTCTTCCACTGAAATCCCCCTCGATTGCGAATGTCAAAGCCCGCGCGGCCACGAACAAGGCGCGATCATCGGCCTTTGGCAGGTAAATCTGGCCCCATGGCAAGCCGTCGGCGTCGAACATGGTCAGTGTTTTACGCTCGTTTTGCCATGTTATTTTGGTAAGCATGACGCGTCGCATTTGCGTGACTCCAATTCGGCCCGTATCAGGTCCATGCGTAGCTCGTTTGTCTCATTGCCCAGCATGACCGTTAGCGCGCCCTCTGATAGCACCTTAAGCGCGGCCCGGTAGGGCGCGTAGTCTTCCCATATTTCTTTCATGTAGCCCATGTCTCTAGCCTCCTATGATGCACGCCACGATAAGGATCAGCGCGGACGCGGCGACGGCCGCGCCCAATATGATGGCCTCAATCGTCCGCATGGTTCAGACAAGCCTCTAAAAGTTTCCAGTTATCATTCCGCAACAAGGCTTCCTCAATGATCTTATAGAGCGGATGACTGGTATCGAGCATAAGCCCCTTTTCATTTAGCGCGAGCGGGTCTAATGCGATCCCAAGTATTTCCACATCGCCGAGTGACCATCGCGGCCAGCCGCTGTCGGGATCGGGCGGTTCTAACCGAAAGTTTACGTCGGCGATGCCGCTCGCGACGACATTGCATCCGGGCAGGATTTGCAGGTCGTCAAAGTAATATTCAATGGTCGCCATTGGCCCATACTCCCAGCCAGTATTTTTCCGATTCTTCGTCGTAAATGTCGTTTACTTGCGCCCGCAATAGTTCGAGCAGCGGCGGGCGCGGGTTTAGTGTTTCGAGATGGTCTCGCAACGCTTCGAATACGTCTAGGTCCAGTTCAATGGTTATCATTGGTCAAGCCTTTACAGGTCTATAGGTCCAACCGCCGTCAACCTTAGGTTGCGACGCGGGCGCTATATCGGGGTGCGATTTCGCGACGGTTTTCGTGACGTGCGCCAATAACGGGCCGCAAAAGCCCGCGTTGATAGCCTCGAAGGGGTTTGCGCCCGCTTCTATGTCGGCCAATACCTCGTCAACGCGCATCATATATTGCGCTAACGCGTAGTGGTTATAATCGCGCCTCTTGCTTTGCTTGCGGTCATATTCCGTGACGGCGTGCAATAGCGTGTCTTTAATGGTCGACATCGTGAGTCTCCCCATATGATTGCAGCATTTCGAGCCGTTCAAGCTCGCGATAGAGCGCGGCGGCGCGGTCTACGTCGCCGGTCCATAGGGCGTCCTGTATCTCGCGCCGGACGCGCATGATTTCGGACCAGAGGGGGCGCGGGTTACTCGCCATAGTAGAAGCAGCGCGCGTAGGTCAAAAGCGTCTCTTGTGACGCGTCGAAGTATTGCGACCAAGGCGTGCCCCAGTCCTGCACCTCCAACCACGCGCGGCGCGGCACTAAATGTTCGTCCAGCTCGCCGCGTATGCGCACGGCCGGGCCGCCGGTCGATATGAGAATACAAAACTCTTCCGCCGTCAGCGTATAGCCTCTAGGCGTCCAGCCGCTTCGGACTTCGACCGATAGCGCATCCTCGTAAATGCGCCGTTCGGCGTCCTCACGGTCGGCGCAGTCGCCCGCTGTTGCTTGCAGTTCGGCCAGTTCCTCGCGCTCGTCGTCGTCCAATTCCTCACGGTCGCGCAATTCTTCAAGCCGGGCATAGTCGCATTCAAGCGCGTCGACCAGGGCCACAATGGACGCATAGGCATTGCGTCCGATCTCTTTCAGGTTGTCTGTCATTGCAGTCTCTCCTATGTGCGTTTGTTATGATAGCGCCGCGCATGGCGCGACGCCAGTGATTATCAGACAAGGCGTCCGTCAGCGTAAAACTCATAAGCGTTGGCTTCTAAACTGTCGTCTATACCGGCATCCGATAGCTGGTATCCTATATCGTCGCGCCATGCGCAAAACCCCGCATCCAACGCCATGTCGAATGCGTGTTTGGCGTTGCCCGTTTTTTCAAATTGGTCGTAGAATGTAGACCACAGGTCATAATCCAAACAAAAGCCTGTAGGATTATGTTCCCGGTCAAAGTCGCGCAGTTTGCGCCCGCGAAAATGGGCGTTGTCGGCGTCTGTCGAATATGAATAGGGGCTATACGCGCCGATCTCCCATTTCGTCAGGCGAACGCCGAAGTGCGCGCAGAAGGCTTTGACGCTCGCGAGGCTTTCATCGTGCCAGCTATACTCAAAACCGGCGCGCCACCAATTGCGCGCGCGCTCCTTGGCGTCATCTGATAGTTCATCGAATGTGTAGATTTCTACGGTTGCCGTTCTCATTGTCATGTTCCTTTGTTACAGTTAGGCGGAAAGAGTCGCGACGATTGCGCCAGCGATGGCGAAACACGCGGCGAAAGTCTGGATTGCGTCGACCATGTTAGGCACTTTGGTGTCTCCTTGTGTTCGATGCTCACAAGATAGCGCGATTCGACGGCGAGTGCAACAAGATTTTTTATGTCGCAATCAGACTCGCCTAAAGTTGGGCGTTTTGGTTGGTGTTTAGCTGTGACTTAGGCTGAGGAAACCGTCGCGATTACCGGGCCTTAGGTTATTTATACTAAAAATAAAAAAAAAAAGATTCAAGATATAAAGTATACATACAGTAAAAATGTATAGCGACTTAAAACCTCTTTGCTATATCGCCTAATAGCATAAACCACTAAATCAGTAGACTATGCGCGCGGTCGCCTGGGCGCGCGTCGTTTGCCTCACGCAAAAAGTCTGACTCGACTTGAAACAGACTCGCCTAAATGACCTAAACCGCCTAACCCTTTCTGTTTACATAAACGCTATGACTTGAGCGTTGACAAACGTAGACATTGAGCAGTATACATTGAGCAGTAGACATTCAGGGCGGGGGATCAGGGCCTTGGGCTCTCCGTTAAGAAATACGCAGGGACTGCACAAAATTTTTTAATTTTTGAAAATACGTGCTATAACAAACCATGTTTCACTCACTCCCCTATGAGCCGCGCCAGATCGCCGCGACGGAAGCGGTGCTGGAGCGCATATACGAAGCGGCGAAGAAGGGCCTGCGCGGCGACTCCATGGCGCTGGCGGCCGGGCTGACGCCGCATGAATATCGGACGCTTGTGCAGCTAGACCCGATTGCGGAGTACGCCGAGACGAAGGGGCGCGCTGACGGAGAGGCGGAACTGGCCGACGTGATGATGAAAGCCGCGAAGAGCGGCGACACCAAAGCGGCCATGGACATGCTGAAGTTCGCGCATAAATGGACCGCGCCGCAGTCGGTGCAGGTTGAGGTCAACCAGACCATATCTATCACGGCGGCGCTGGAAGAGGCCAAGCAGCGCGTCATCGAGGGGCTAATCATAGATGCAAGCGTTGACAACATGCACGATAGTATGCATACTACGTTAGATACGGAGTATGCCGATAATGTTGACGCTAGATAGGTTAAAAGAGCTATTAAGCTACGACCCGGATACCGGGATGTTTACGTGGCTTAAAGCCTCGGCTTATAGAACCATTGTAGGGTCTGCCGCAGGAACGGTAAATTCAAGAGGCTACGTAAAGATACAAGCAGATAGAAAATTATATTCCGCGCATAGGTTGGCGTGGTTTTATCACTATGGGGGCTGGCCTGACGGTTTTGTAGACCACATAAACCGCGATAAAAGCGATAACCGAATATCCAACCTAAGAGTTGTTTCTGCTAGCGTAAACATGAGAAACTGCGGGTTGAGATCCACTAATACATCTGGATTTAAAGGCGTTAGCTACTTTGCTCACAGACGTAAATGGGCGGCCACTATAAGACTGCACGGTAAAAACTGTGTGCTGGGCATGTTTAACACCCCTGAAGCCGCGTCGGCTGCGTATATAAACGCGGCTGAAGCAAACGGATTGGAACACTGACTTGCAGAGTCCCATATTCTCAGCGACGGACGAGCAGAGGTTGATGGCGACGCTATGGGCGTCGCAGGTGAAGGACGACCCGCTGACGTTCGTGAGGCTGGCGTTCCCGTGGGGTAAGCCCGGCACGCCGCTGGAGAACCACAGCGGCCCGCGTAAATGGCAGCGCGAGGTGCTGATTGAGCTGCGGGACCACATCAAGGCCAACGGCGGTAAGTTGGACTTCTCCACGTTCAGAATGGCCACGTCATCCGGGCGCGGTATCGGTAAGTCGGCCCTCGTAAGCTGGCTGGTGATCTGGATGCTGACGACCCGGATCGGGTCGACGACCATCGTGTCGGCCAACTCGGAAGCGCAGCTCCGCAGCGTCACATGGGCGGAGATTACGAAGTGGCTCAGCATGGCTTTGCACAGCCACTGGTTCGAGGTAAGCGCGACCCGCGTCCTCCCTGCCAAGTGGATCGCAGAACTTGTGGAGCGCGATCTGAAGCTCGGCACGCGCTACTGGGGCGTCGAGGGGCGGCTGTGGTCGGCAGAGAATCCTGACGCCTACGCGGGCGTGCATAACTTCGCGGGCGTCATGCTCGTGTTCGACGAGGCGAGTGGTATTGACGATGCGATCTGGTCCGTGGCGGCAGGCTTCTTTACGGAAAATACTCCTAATCGCTTTTGGCTTGCTTTCAGCAACCCCCGGCGCAACTCAGGATATTTCTACGAGTGCTTCAACTCCAAGCGAGAGTTCTGGCGAACCAAGACTGTTGACGCCCGAAGCGTGGAGGGAACTGACAAGGCCGTTTATCAGCAGATTATCGACGAATACGG